TTTCGTTTCGTCGATCCGAGCTTCGTCGTCGCTCCGGATTCGCCGCGGCAGCTCGAAGAATATCTCGGCTTGTCGCAAGGCAATCACGAGACGCTCGACTGGAAGTATGGGCACGGCTCGCCGTGGCGTGACTCCGGCGCGGTCGAGTGGATCTTCGTCTCGTGGTACGGCGACCCGCTCGAGTGGGAGGCCGTCGAAGCCGATCGCTTCGTCCATTTGAAGCTCAACGTCGACCGAGACGTCAAGCGCGGATTGACCGACTTTTTCCCCGTCTGCCAAACGCTCAGCAATGCCGATAAGCTGCTCTCGAATACCGTACAGGGCGCAGCCGTGCAGGCTGCGATCGCGTATATCCGCGAGCACGCGCAAGGCGTCAAGCACGACGGGGTCGAAGCGTTTCGCAACAAGATCGCGACCGACACGCGAACCGACCCGACCGGAATCGGGGGCACGGTTACGCGCTACGCTCGGCAGATACGGCCGGGGACGGTGATCGATACAGTCGCCGGCGCGAAGTTTCACGCCGGCCCGCTCGGCACGCAGCGCGGCTCCAACTATATCGCGATTCTACAAGCCGCGCTCCGTGTCGTCGGCGTCCGCTTTCAACAGCCGGAGTATATGATCTCTGGCGACGCGTCGAATAACGCTTACGCGAGCACGCTCGCAGCCGAAGCACCCTTCACAAAGTCGGCCGAAGCGAAGCAGACATATTATCGTAAGCGATACGGGGATCTCGCCTTCAAGGCGCTACGGCTCGGGTACTATGCCGGCAGCTTTCCCCTGCCGCCGAGAGTCGCTCGAAAGCTGCTTGCAATCAACGTCACGGGGCCGGCAATCGCCGTGCGCGACCGCAAGACCGATCACGAGATCCGCGTCGGCGAGCACGCGGCGGGCGTCTTGTCTCGCGAGACGTGGGCCGCGGAAGTCGGCCGCTCGCTCGAAGAAGAAGAGGCACGCGGAGCACGGCCGCAAGCAGCCGCTCAGCCGACAGCTGGGGGACCGGCCGATGCTTGACCGATGCGCGATCGTCGAAGTCTCCGAAGAGATCGTCGAGCAAGACGACGGCCGGCTTCGCGTCGAGCTTTGAAAGGCTAGGGGCATGACTCAAGACGAAGCGCGGCGAATACACGACCGGATTGACGCTCTCTCCGAACGGCTCGGGGGATATCACGGCGACGTAAAGGCGATCTTCGCGGCGTGCGAACCGTGCAAGCGTCAAGTCGACCGTCTCACGGCGACTGTATACGGCGGGAACGGCGAGGGCGAAGGGCTCACCTCGAAAGTGAGCCGAAACTCATGGCTCGCGAACGGGATCGCCGCACTTGTCGGCGGCTCCGTCGTCGCGATCGTCTCGATCCTTTTCCGGTAGCCGCCCCCCTCTCGCGGGCCGTTTTTCTGTCCCGAATAGCATATCTCCGTCGTAATTCGGGACACTTGCGCCGTATTGTGCCGGGTCATGAGCACGGAAAAGCAAGAGACGATCCGCGAGTCGACCTTCGGCGAACCCGGCCGGGCCCTGCAAGTCGACGAAGAGCAGCATATTATTCGCGGCGTCAAGTGCCTCGGTCGCAGCTCGAAAAACGGCCGCACGTACACCGACCAAGCTCTCGCCGACGCCGGCCGCTTTTATGAGGGAATCGGCGTCAATCTCGATCACCCAGGCGACGACGACGGCCCGCGCGGCTGCCGGCGCATGGTCGACGGCTTCGGCGTCTTGCGAGAGACGCGAATCGAGACCGACGGCGTCTTCGCCGATCTGCACTATCTCGAATCGCACCCGCTCTCGGCCGTGATCGTCGAGCGTGCGAAGCGATTCCCTGAGAATCTCGGCTTGAGTCACGACGCTGTCGGAGTCGTGAGCGAGAGCGAAGACGGGATCGTCGTCGAAGCTCTCCGCGACGTGCACTCGGTCGATATCGTCCAACGCCCGGCGACCACGGCGGGCCTATTCGAGTCAGAAGACAGGAGCGAAACCATGCCGGCAAAGCCGAAGAAAAAGAGCATGCGCGAGAGCCTCGAAGCGCACCCGAAAGAGAAGGGAGCCGCTTCGCTCTTGCTGCTTCTCGAAGAGGAAGAATTCGCAGCCGCGGCCGAAGCGCCGGTCGAGGAAGAGCCAGACGCGAAGGGAGCGATCAAGGCCGCGCTGCGAAAGCTCGTAATGCAAGCCTTTGACGACGACTCGCTCGACATGGCGGCGACTCTCGCCCGTATCAAGAAGATCTTGCAGTCGCAAGAGAAGCTCACGAAGCAGCTCGGCGACGAGCCAGGCGGCGAGGCAGCCGCGGCTGCCGAGCCGGCGCTCGAAGCCGTAACGAAGCGGCTCGACGCGATCGACCGGCGCGAAGGGCTCCGCGATCTGCTCGAATCACGCGGCTTGCACCGATCCGACTTGACGGCCCCGCAGCTCCGGATATTCGACCGAGCGGCGAGCGTCGAAGCGGCCGGCGAGCTGCTCGAAAGCTGGGAAGTCGTACCGCTTCGCGAGTCGCAGCGCACGAAGCCGGCGATCGGCCCGGCGACGAGCACGGGAAATGACAATCGATCGACCGATGAGCTGCTCGAAAGCGTTTTCGGCACAAAGTAGCCACGCGGCGACGAAACCGACAGCCACTTACACCCAATTACCTGCGAGGGTTTGACCCATGACCATTCCGCTTGTAGAGTTTCCGCCTCACGCCGACGCCCAGCGTTTGGCGCATGGCTATTGCGATGACTTCGAGATTTTCGACTCCCGCGAAGAGGCCGGCTTCCTCAACATCCCGATGGGGGCTTGGGCCGAGCAAGACGGTACGGCCCTCGCGGACTTCGCCGATGGAACCTCGAATACACCCGGCTGGTCGGCTGGGGATGAGGGCTTCGGGATTCGGTGGAACAATGCTTCCGCCCCCGACCCGATCTCCGCAAGCGTTCCGGTGCCGGTCGATCTCGACTCCACGCGAGACGTGGTGGTGCATGTCCTGGCCGCCAAGACTGGCGCGACAGTCGGCGACGCCGTGACGTGGCTGATCGAGGCGTTTTTCAACGTCGACGCCGCCCTATACGACGCGGACACCGATTGCGGCGGCACTTCGTCCGCCATGACGGGCGACGCGACCGCCAAGACGTGCCAGGAAGAAACCCTCACAATCGCGGCCGCCAACGTTCAGGGCAGCCCCGCAACGCTCTGCCTCACGCTCCAGCCGACAGATGGTACGCTCGGAACCGACGACGTGATCGTGCTTGGCGTCTGGCTTGAGTACACCGCTCTGGCCCCCGCAAGCTGCAAGTGGCGAACCCTCGGCGACCCGGGCGGATCGGCCACGGTCAGCGACGGGGCCGGCGGCGCGTTGGCCATCGTGACCGACGGCGACGACAACGATGAATTTTACGTCTACTCGACGACAGAGTCGTTCTTGATCGCCGAAGGGAAGCCGATCGTCTGGGAAGCTGACGTTAAATTCGCCCAAGCGAATACCGACGACGGGAATATCATCGCCGGCTTAATGGAAGCCGTCGCGGCGAACGCTCTCCTCGACGACGGAGCCGGCCCGGCTGCCGACTATTCCGGCGCGGTCTTTTTCTCCGTCGACGGCGACACGACTTGGCGGGTCGAATACTCCGACGGGACAACGCAGACGACGAAAGAGCTCGACGCCGACGGATCGCTCGACGGCGTCGCGAAGACGTCGGCTTCGACGACCTATACGACGCTCTCTATCGAGATCAATCCGAAGTCGTCGACGAAAGTCGACGTCGTCTTCAAGATCGACGACGTGATCGTCTTCAAGGCGTTCGACAAGACATACGCGAGCGCTTCCGAGATGGCAATCGTCTTTGGCGCAAAAGCCGGAGGGGCGAACGCCGAGACGCTCTACGTCGATCGCGTCGCCTGCTACCAGAAGCGATAACCACAAAAACACCGGAGCGGCCGTCGACAGGGGGCCGGGACACGAGACCTTAACACGAGGAGGCACGCGATGCCTTTCAGGACAACCCAACACTGCCAAGAGGCACGGCGCAGCCTTGAAGCGTGCCGACGTGACGGCGACGAAGGCCGGTTTTACCGGATGCTCGAAGCTGGCATCGAAGGCGGCGAGCTCACGCCCAACGACTTCCGGCTCAGGCACCTCTTCGAGCACTTCGTCGACGACGGCCGCGAGATCCTCATGTCGTGGGATATGCGAGATCCTGAAGCCGGAGTCAATCTTCGAGAATCCGGCGTCAACACCGGCGCGTTTACGACGATCACACGATCGCTGATGAGCGCGCAAACGCTCGAAGCGTTCAACGATCCCGTTTTTATCGCTCCGCGTCTCGCGCGAGCCGTGCCGACGTCGCTCGACGGCGAGCGGATCGGCGGGATCGGCCGGCTCGGCGACGTCGTCGAGATCGTGCGAGAGGGCGATCCGTACCCGACGGCCGGAGTCGCCGAAGAGTGGGTCGACACGCCTCGCACGACCAAGCGCGGCGTGATCGTGCCGGTCACAAAAGAGGCGGTATTCTTCGATCGAACGGGGCTTGTGCTTGAGCGTTGCCGAGAAGTCGGTCAATCGCTCGCGATCAACAAGGAGAAGCGAGTCGTCGACGCCGTGCTCGGCGTCACGAACAACTACCGCCCGAACGGGAACGCGGCGATCGATACCTACGGCGACAACTCCGGCACGCACACGTGGGATAATCTCTGCGCGTCGAACGGTCTCACCGATTGGACCGACTTCGAGAATGCCTTGCTGCTCTTCGATGGCATGACCGACCCGAACACCGGCGAGCCGATCGTGATCTCGGCGACTCAAGTCGTCGTCGCGACGGCCAAAGTCATGACCGCGGATCGGATCTTGAACGCCGTCGAATATCGGCACGTCTCGACCCATACGACCGTTTCGCCGAATCCGCTCAAGCGGCTCGGCTTCGCTCCGGAGATCGTGTCGAATCAATATGTCGGCGCTCGCATGTCGGCCGGCTCGATCACGAACACGACTTGGTATATCGGCGACTTCCAAGGCGCGTTCTGGTATATGGAAAATTGGCCGATTACCGTCGTCGAAGCGCCGCCAAACAGCGAGCAAGAGTTTACTCATGACATTGTCTCTCGCTTCAAGGTGAGCGAGCGCGGCGCGATCTTCGCAAAAGAGCCGCGGAAAGTCGTGAAGAATACGGCGTAAGCGCGGCCGGCGATTCGGCCGGCTGCTTGTCAACCATCGAATCCGCGAGACTGAATCATGCCCGAGATCGACGAAAAGCCCGTGACGAAAAAGGCACCGAAACCCGAGAGCACTTCAACAGCCGCGCCGGCCCATGCGCCGGCGAAGACGAAGAGCGGCGACTTCGTCGTCGGCGAGATCCCGTCGCCGTTTCGGCCGCGGCACCTCGAAGAGATCATCCGGCGATATTGCGAATCGCAAGGCATCGCCGGAACACACGAGGCGGCCGATCTCGACGCGCATCGCTTCCTGAAAGAGCACGGTCTCCCGAATCCCAAGAAGCTCTATCGCGTATTCGCGATCGGTCGCGACAAGGACGGCGACGACGTGACGCTCGAAGCTCGCGAGTTCGAAGCGGTCGACGAGACCGAAGCGCTCTCGCAGTATTGCAAGCGCGACGACTTGACGAAAGACCGCAAGCCGATTGCCGACAAAGCGCATCATTACCGCTTTAAGTGCGTCTTGCTCGACTATTGACCGACACGCTTCTCAAAAAGCGCCATGATTGACCATGAGCTACCTAACGGACCTGGAGACGCGACGCGACGCCGTCTCGGCCGAGCTTGCCGCTCTCACGAGCAGCGCGGCCGGGGGCAAGCCTAACGTATTATCCGGCGACGGAAGCGACGTCGATCACGAGAAGTATAAAGCGGGGCTATACGCCGAGCTCGAAAAGCTCGACGCTCTCATCGCGAAAGCGAATCAAGACGCCGACGCCGACGCTGGCGAAGTCGGTATCGTCGAATCCGAAGAGTGGGTGTAATTCCATGAGCCGCCGCGCTTACCAGATCGCACTCGACGCCGCCAAAGCGGCAAACATCATCAACGACCTGTTTGATGTGATTTCGTATGAACTGCGCGGCCTCGATCCCGACACCGGCGACGACACCGGATCGACCGTCGAAGAGCGACAATCGCTCGCCGCCCTGCGCCTCGCATCGGCCAACCGATACTATCAACTGCTCGTTGCTTTCCACACCGCGTGCCCTGCCGCGAAACTCGACGCCGCGCTCGCCACGATCGGCGAAACCGCCGCCGGATTTATCGCTGACATCCAATCGATGCACTCCGTCGGCCAAACGGTCGCCGGCCAAATCACCGCCGCGACGTCGACCTTGGAGCTTGAGACGATCGCCGACTATATCGCCGCGAACGTCGAACGGCTAACACTCGTGCGAAGACCCTGGG